CATTCCCAGAAGATAAACAAGAACTGCCAGTTACAACAATAACAGCGGCTGATGTTATCGCTACTGCGAAAGAACTTTATGACTTTGTTACTGAGAAGTGATAAATATTTTATACGTTCATCCTATTCAATAGGACGGAAGTAGTCTGTAGTGACGAAGGAACGCATTGTTACGTTCATCTAGTAATAGACGGAAGTAGGCAATGGTGCTGAAGGAACGCAATCTTCATTAGGAGATTGGCATGACTAAATATCAAATCGCTCGTTTTAAACGTGCAGTCAAAAGAGATCTTACTAAGGAATTACTTGGGCCACAAGCTCATAACTATAAATCTAGAGTTGCATACTCTTTCCCTAAACAGGAAGATAGAAAACTACCAGATTATATAGCAAACAATCCTTGGTATTAAGGTCAAAAAAAAGGGCAGTTAAACTGCCCTTTTCAATTAAGTTAAAAAACTTATGCTGTTGAACCCAAAGTATTCTGGATTCTGATTGGAATGTAGATGAACTCTACTGCTTTTACTGGTTGTACAGCAATGTCAATATAAAGTTCGTTTCTATCAATTCTAGCCGCGGTGTTGTTTGTTGTATCACAAATTGTTATAAAATCAAACAATCCACGTTGTTGTACTAATTGTGCTAGAAGTCTATCTACTACCGTTTTAGCATTTGCTCTTGTTACTTCATCATTTGGTTCAAACAAGAATGGTTTAACTGCATCATCTAGTTGTTCTCTGATGTAGATAATCAATCTTGAAACATTGACTCTGTCTAATGCACTTGAAACAGGATTTAGTGTTTTTTGTCCAAATACAGCAATTCCTCTTCCAGGGAAATTACCAATTGGATTAATTTTATTACTATAAAGACTGTCTCTTTGTCCTTCACTTAAACTAACTGCTTGAAATTCACCAGTAGTTGCATTAAGATATCCTGTTGATGTAGCATTATTAACTAATCCACGTTGGAAACCTGCTGGTGCAAACCATGGGAAAGCAACTGAGTCATTAAATGCAATAGTTCTCAATGCCATATGTGAAGCAGGAACCATAACAGTTGTGCCGTCAAGGTTTGTTGCCAATCCATGTGGGTAATATACTGCCGCTTGTGAAGATGAACTTACGAGTCCGTCCTCTCCGTTTTCACTTGCATTGCTATTATTTGTAGCCCAGTTCTGAGTACTTGTAGCATCTGCAGCCAATCTAAATGGTGCGTCTGCTATACAGAATACAGTATCTTTTCTATTAACACTTAAATTAAGCATTTCATCTAGACACTCTGAATATCCTGGTACTGCAAGAATATTAAATCTGTTTGTTTCATTTAATATTTCCTGGTTTGCTGTTAATGTGGCCTGTAAGGCTTTAACTATTGATTTACGTTGAGCTTTTCTTAACAAATGTGGTGATCCATCATTTTTATTTCCTGAATAATCTTTCCATAATCCTGATGCTAAATCATATTGTTTAACGTTACCTACTGATGCCATTTTGTTCCATGCTAAAATACCACTTGGATATAATGCAGGGTTAGGTAATCCATTTGCTGAGCTTATTAAAGATGAACTTGAACTTGCTCTAAAATCACCAAATACAATACCATCAGAAGATGCTTGATCTGAATTATCAACTAAAACCCATGCACTAGAGGCTCTTTTGTAGATTTTAGGGAAGTTTTCTAGATCACTGCTGTCAATCCATAAATCTCCATCTACTAAACTACTTGAACCATCTGATTGCAATGTTGGAGCACTTGCTGAGAATTGAACATCATTTGAATATGTTGCCCAAACACCAGAATTTTGATATAAAATGTCAATGTTTGTATTTGCAACATTATTATCATACCATAATGTTCCATTTGTTGCGGCACCTGTAATTGCAGTTGCTTTTGCTTCATAACTTAATGATTTAAAGTTACTGTATGTACCTGCAGTAATGTTAATATCTGAAGGTGTATAACCTGCAACATTACCTGCTGTAATTCCAATATCTTTACCATCTGATGTAGTAATTGTTATTTTACCACTTACGTTACTTGCTACTGCTGTTGTTGAACTAATTCCAGTTGCACTATTGATACTAGAAACAATTTCATCTACTGATACTGCACTTGTATTAGCACCTGTAAATGTTACAGGAAGGTCTGAAGCACCATTAATACTTAAATTAATTGAAACTTTACCAGCATGAGTTGATACATCAATTCCGTCTGCTAATGCAGTTGTACTTGCAACACTTAATGTTGATGCGCCGTTATGTCTTTTTAAAGTAAACGATGCTGTAGTTCCGCCATCTGCCCATAAATCACCAACGTTAGGTGATGTATAAGTGTTAGCATAAACAACATTTGAGTGTTCTTTTGCAACAATAGGCTCAATACTAAATGAACTAGATGCTGTTGAATATTCTTTTATAACAATGTTTGAACCATTGTTAGGAGTGGTTTCCTGAATAAAAATATCACCTGTTGTTAAAGCACCACCACCTGATTTAAGTGTAGGTATTGATAAATGACTTGCAAATTGGAAGTCACCTGCAGATCCAGATACAGCACTTGACCAGTTACTTGAACCAATTTTGTACCATGCACCTGATAGTTTTTCATAAAAATCTATTGTAGATTTTGTACCACCTGTATTAGTAAAGTATGTTACACAAAAATCTCCATTTACGCCAAATGCGGCTTTTGGATCTCCATTGCTATCTACTTCACTTGCACCTGGTTTCTTGAGTGTTTTAAGTACCCATGCACTTCCACTCCATTGCTTAAGACCCCAACTTGTTAGAGCTGTGTCTAACCAGTAGGCTCCGTTTGCAGGTGCTTTAGTTGGTGCTGTTGAACTTGCTGTGAGTTCGTCAAGGTCAATGTCTGCTCTTAATACGTAGGCTCTGTTTGCGATACCTAAGAAACTATATGCGGCCATTAAACCATATTCATTTTGTTCTGCGCCATGTAAAGGAGTACCACCACTTGATTTAAAAACAGGATTACCATAATTTTGAAGTAATTCTCTTTGTGACGTGATTTGATACAATTTACCGGCATTTGCTGATGTTGTATATGCGGCTGTAGATGATCCGTCTGGAGCCGATTTATCTTGTGCTGTTGCAATCACAATTAATGGGACTGATCCAGCACCAGCGGCCGCGTAAAACGATTCGTCTGATACACTTATACTTACACCAGGGCTTACTAAAGTTGCCATAATGTTCTCCTAAAATTTATTACTAGTAATATTAGTAATAGTATTTATCGTTTTTATGTATTTTAGGGTATTTACGAGTATTAGGCTGTATTAGGCTGTATTATACTAATTTAAGTGTGTTTTTAAATTCGCCTGTTTTCCAATCTCTTATGTCTTCTACTTGCTTGGCTAGATCTTCGAGGGTTCCATTATTGTCTATAATGTAATCAACTGGGTAGCCTGCCCAATTCCATTCACTTTCATGTATGTCTCTGTACTTGGTAGTCATTATCTTTTTAGATACAACGTTTCTGTGGGCCTGACTTGCTGTTTCATACCATTCAGGCAACTCTCCACGTTGTACCCAAATAATAGTACCGCCCATGTTTCGTATAAGATCTAATTCGTTTCTGAATCTGGCATCACTTACAACTACACAAGGTGCAGTTTCATCAAGTTTTCTCATGCGATATTCTAAACTGTTAAGCCAAATATCCTGATCAAAATGATTTCTTAATACTTCTGTGCCCATTAGTTGTAATGCAAGTCTGGGGGTAAAGTTTGGAACACTTAGTTTTCTGCTCCAAAACATATCAGGCATTTCGCGAAAGTCTCTGCTTTCCACAGTATCGCCTTCCAGCATTTTTCTAGGCCAACCAAATATACTGGAGCAAACATCTTTAAGGGGAGCGGCAAAACTGTCATGGACACAACCTCGTTCTACAAACATATTGGCAACTGTATCTTTGCCACTGCCTATAAAACCGGTTATTCCTATTAGCATTATCCTATCACAAATCCTAGAGGCGAATTGCCTTCTTCCATATTTCTGATTCTTTCTCTTAGTCCTTCTATTTCTGTTTGACCTTCAGTTTTTAGTGTTTCACCATTAAGTGTAATAGCACCTCCGGCTCCAGGTAATCCACTTGCATACTTACTTCTGGCTTCACCTAATATCATTTTAGCCTGTGCTAATGCGTATGCGGACAACCATGGTGATGCCATATAATCTTTTAATAAAATACTTTCTGGAACAAAGTTATAAACACCTACGGCAATATCTTCTTCGTGTCTTATATTTCTAAGTATTTTTAAAGTTTTTGTATTCCTGTTCCATATAAAATTGTATTCACTACCAAACACACGACCTATTGTTTCTTTGTATTGTGCAAAGGCATCAAAAACAGCAAGTCCGCCTATTTGGCCTGCTTGAAGCATATACATATTGTTAAATGCAACATCAAATGGATCAAAGTTAGTACCGCCACCGCTGTTAGTACCAATACCTCTACGGTATATACGCCTAACTTCCATTACTTCGTCAGGCAATAAGTAGTCCTGTTGCCCGTCAATTGTTTCTATAAAGATAATACTTTCTTCCACAGAGTTAGAACTTAACTGTCTATATATGCTCATTGCTTTATCTATAGCAACGTCATAATGTTCTCTGTCTAATTCAACATCAACTATGCCGTCAGCCAAACGTAATTGTAACTCGCGAATGAGGTCTTCTCTGCTACTAAATCCTATACTATCTATTGCCATACTACTATTTATCAGAATTTGAATTAAAATGTTTTAAGAATGATTGTATGCTCATTAATTCTGCCATTCATTTTTATACCTGTAGTTGTTAGTTCGTCAAAGGCTTTAGCAAATTTGGTTTTAGCATTACCCGTCCAATTACTAATTTGTTCTTTAGGTTTTCTTAGAGTTTTTTGCAAACTTGTTTTAACACAAAAATCCTGTATGGTAGTTCCTTTTACCATTAGTCCATCTCTGCCCATGTTTAGTGGGTCTTTATTTTTAGCATGATACACACCTATTTTTCTGGTTTTAGTATTATATACCCAAAGTTCATTTGCATGAACTACATCTGTAGGATGAATACTTGCTATGCCTAATTCACTGTCATTAATCTGATATTTTAATTTTTTAACAATAGCCTCTTTGCTTCTTGCTCTAGGCTTACGAGCTTTTCTACTGGTCTTTTTAGTCTCTATAATTGTATCACATGCTGTATTAATTTTTTCAAAAAATGTTAAAAAATCTTTTCTTAATTTAGGTGTAAAATGTGAATATGCTTCTTTAATGTCAGGATCTTTCCAGTCTTTGACTTCTAATGCTTCTAAATATTGTGGCTCATAATCTTCCTTTATTATTTTAGCATGAGCGGCTTTAATTTCAGGCCTATAAATTAGCATTTCTTTATAAGGTTCAAACTTGTTTAGTATTTCCTGACCATCTACAAGGCAATCCAGTTTATATTCCCATTCAGCACATAGCTCATTTACTTGTTGTTTCATTCTTTCCTGAATACTAATAACCTTTGTAGGTTTGGATTCTACTTTAACTTCTTTTTCCTTTATAGCCTTTTTGCCACGTTCTATCCATTCTAACTTTCTGCGTTCATGATAATGACTTTCAATACTTTCAGGCATGTATCCTAATCTATACCATACATAACAGGAAAGGCCGGCCGCACTAAATGACCATTCAGGATTTGCTAAAACAAATTTAATGTCTTTTTTGTCCCAACCTGATGCTTCTTTAATCCACAATTTACAGGCATTTATAATCTTTTTGCGAGGAATTTCTGTTCTAACAAAATACTCGCAACTGCGAAATGCTTTTTCTTTTTCTTCTTCATTTGTAAGAAGTTTTAGAGCTTTCCAATCTGGCTCTTTGGTAATGTATATACTTCTCTGTTTATTTTTTGGCATTTGTGTCTCAGTCTTCAAATATTTCAGGGTCTGGATTATCATACATCATCTGTATTGCTAATGGCCATTTATTGAACCCTATTATATCATTTTTATCTTTAAGCACACTTTTTTGCTTAAAGAACTGAGTAATACTTATCATTCCGATGAATTTTCCTGCTTTTTCACCTGCTCTGTACATAAAATATGAATTTGCAAGTATAAAAAGTAAAAATATAATATAGATATCCATAATTTGACTCCTTAAACATCAAGTGTAACAAAAACTTATTTATTTGTCAAGGATAAAATTTTATTTAGGTACCAGGATTTACGTCTGCCAAACACAACAAGTTCGATATGTTCTTCTTTTGTTTGTGGAAATTGATCGTATCTGTCTGAAAACTCATATTTGCTATGAGGTAGTAAGTCTGTTTTGGACTCTATAATTTTTGGTGTAGTATGATATTCACCGTATTGCTTGATAAAATTGTTAGAAAATAATTCATACTCATCCAATACTTCATTTGATATATCATAATTAGACTGTATAAAGTTTCTAACATCTGTTATAGTTTCTTTTACTATGCTACGTGAATGCAAAATAGGTGTAAAGCAACTTATAAAGTTCCAGCCAATAAAACTAAAGCCACCTAATTTTTGTGTAACGTATCCTTTTTCTACCCATTCATCTAAACACTTGTCCATCTGATCTATAACTTCTTTGAATGCAAATTGTGGTTGCATAAAATGTTCAAACAAATCTGTGTGCAACTTCATATATTCAATATTTTTATTCTTGTGTAAATAGTCTGCAATAAATCTACTAACACCACCTGAATACATGCCAATCAGGAACCATGTAAATTTTAAAATATATCTCATGTCGTCCAGGCTCATAGTTTTATTACTTAAAACTAATTGTATATTTTCTCCTATACCCTGTTCTATTTCGCTTAAAATATTTTGTTCGTTTGTGTCATAAAAGTAATCATATGAGCTAAATGTGTTGTACTCATAATCTTTTGCTTGGCTATCCATCATAGGTGCATTTACAAGTAGTGCCAGTTTAAAAACTTCCAACTGCGTAATGCCTGACTGCAAAATTTTCTCTAGTCCTGCAATCCAACTTTCTTTTGTTTCCCCTGGTAGCCCAACTATGAGTTCTGTAAGCAATGGAATATTATTTTTATTTGCCAACTCCACAATATCTTCAAGTACATTTATTTTTAAATTTTTACGTTTAATTATTTCTAATACATCGTCATCACCTGTTTGCAAACTTAAAACAAAACCTGTTTGTATTTTAACTTCATCAAATATCTTTAAAATCTCTACTATTGTTTTGTTACTGTTTTTTGCATAACTTACACTTATGCCACTAGGATATCCTGTATCTATACGATTTTGTTTTATAATATTTGCAATTTGCATATCTCTGTCTTTAAAAATACCAAAGTTACTGTTAGTCATTGCCATAAAAGGCAACTGCTTTTCTGCAAACCATTTTAGTTCATTTTCGATTCTGTCAAAATAAACTTTAAACATTTTGCTGGCCGTGGCACTACCCCAATCACAAAACGTACAAGCATAAGGGCAACCTCTGTCTGTTTCTAATGTGGGTATCCATTCTATATCAGTATGCTTTGCCATAAGTTCATCAAATATGCCGTCCAGATAAGGACTAGGTATGTCTAGATCTTTCATTCTAGGTTCTTGATAAATTTTCTTTTCTACATTGTCATTTACAATATCTTCCAGTATTTTTTGACAAGCAATTTCTCCTTCCCCAACTACTAGAAAGTCTATAAAAGGATTTTTGTTAAAAAACTGTTTATCTCTCCAATCTAAATCAGGGCCACCTGCAATAATTTTTATGTTTGGATTTGCCTTTTTTACTAGTTCGCAAAATCTAAAACAGTATTTAGAACTCCAAATATAAAAACTTACAAATAAAATATCACAGTTTTTGTAATGCTCGACTGCTTCATAAACATTATCACGTCTAAAAAGCATGTCATATACTTGGTAGTTTTGTTGTATTAAAGGAGATTGCTTTACATAGCACCACAATAAACCCACAGTATAAGGCAAGTAAAAACTGTTGAGATGTTTAGGGCCAGTTTGAAAATTAGGCTGGATTAGACCTATGTTGAACATTATTTTCCTCTGCTAAAATTTTTCCTAACATTATGAGGTAGATTGTTTTCTAAAATATTTTTCCAAACAGCAATAGTTTTATCTAAGCCTTCGCTCAGCCCTACTTTTGGAAACCAACCTAGCCTAGTTGTAATTTTATGATTTGTACTATTAAGAAGATAAATTTCTCCAGGACGTTTTGGTTTTGTATTCCAATTTACATGACCATTCCAATTTAATTTATCTGCAATAAGTTTCACATAGTCCTTAATTTTAATTGCATTATCTGGACCTATACAAAATATTTCACCTTGACATTTATCTGGATTTGTAATAATAGTTTCCCATGCATCTAATAAATCATCAATGTAAATAAAATTCCTATATGGCTCTCCATATCCTAAATTTATCTCATCTGGATTTTTAAGCATTTGAGTTATAATTTGTTCTGTTACAAAGAAGTCATTGTCTTTTCTACCATATGCATTAGTTTGCCTAATAGCAGTAAAAGGTAAGCCATAACTTCTGTGAGCATACTCTAAGTATTTTTCACATCCATACTTTGCAACGGCATACGGAGCATTTGGATTTGGAGGTGTTGCTTCATTAAATGCAATTATACCTTCCTCTTTTCCATCTCTAATTAAATCACTTATTGGTTGCCAACCATATACTTCCATTGTACTAGCAAATACAAAGTTTTTTAAATTTTGTAAATCCTTAGCAACCTCAATTAAATTTACAGTTCCTGTATAATTGATATCACTAAATGCAATTTGTTCATAAAAACTTTGCTCTACTTCTGTTCTGGCCGCCAAATGTACAATAATTTCAGGATTAAATTGTCTGATTTGAAATCCTACTTTTTCATGATCTCTTAAATCCTCTTTTAAAAATTCTAGTTCATGTTTGTCTTTTAGTCTTTCCACCATGTGCTGACCTATAAAACCGTCTGCTCCTGTTATAAATATTTTCATTGTATATCCTCTTCTTTTGCAAATCCTGTTAATTGCATTGTAAATCTAGGCTCATAGCCTAAGTTAGCAACGGAATGAACTAAATTAGGTCTTATAATTGTGTAATCGCCTTTTTTATAATCTAACCAACTTTCATTCTCTATTTCAATATAATGTCCCATTAATCTATCTTGTAAAAACAAATTTACTCTTACAGGTACCATTCCTTCTGTATTCATTTCCTCACGTTTTACTTTTTGTCTCATCTTATATAAAGTATCAACGTGTGGTGCAATAAATCTTCCTGGCATAAGTTTATTAACTGTAACTATACCATAATGTAACCAATCATCGAAATTGTCTAAAACACCATGTACCCAACTTGGACAATCTCCTTCAAACACTTGCCATACCCAGGGTGCATCATACGGATAATCGGGTACTGCTACACCTCTATCCTTCCAAAAACCACCACTATAAACAGTATTAGTATGCTCTGTAAATTTTAATCTATATAACATTTCCTCTGTTATATGATCTATATTAATGTGTCCTTTATACATTTTTTAAAACTGTTACTTGGGCTGAATAAAAAGGTTCGTCACCCATATTACCTGCCAAGTGCCAATCATCTATGCCAAATTTAACCCAGGCACCTTTACTCCATTTTACAAAAGGTTGATCATGTACTTCATAATAATGACCACGTTTCCAATCTTCTAAAAATATTAAGTAACGATAACTTTCACCTTCGCCATGCTCTTGTTTTAATTTAAAATGTTTATCAACATGATGTGGAATTGTTTGTCCAGGTTCTATATTAATAACACTAACAACATGATGGTCAAAGTCTTGTGGTATTTTTTTGGCTAAGTCATGCACCCATTGTGGTGAAGTTTCAAACATTTGCCATATACTGCTGTTATGCTTAGTATAGTATTTTTCTATTTTATCGTATTGTTGATAACATTGAAAGTAATCGTCAAAATTTAATTCACTCATTTGATCATTGGTAATTCCAAAGTTATCTATATGCCCGTATTTAATCACAATAACTCTCTAAAGTTCCTTTACGTCTTAGATCTAAAGTAGCACAGTGAATACCGCCAGACAGCGTCATAGAGTGCCTAAATTGAACAGGCACACTATCTATACCATATTTGTCTAGTTCTCGCATCAGAGGCTCTTGAGCAGAGTCACATACTATGGTATTCTCATCTACACTTAGTATATTCATACCAATGTACGGAGAGCATGGTGGTACATAACCCTCATCTGCTAATTTACTACCTTGTACTACACAATCATCAAACCAAATTTTATCCCACTTTTTAAACATTTCTGGACAGTTGTCTGGTGATACTCTTGAACTGTTTAGCAATACAAGTCCAGGTCTAAGTGGAATAATTGTGCTGTCAAAATGTGCAAAACTGTATAGCTCACTATAATGTAATTTATAACCCATAGGTTCTAATAACCTTTTTAACCATTTGTAACCTTTCATGTTTCCACTATTACTTACTTGGTATAATAAGTCTGTTCCAACTCTCACAATGTTAGGTGCATCAAAACAAATTTCATGATCTAACAATGTTGGTTTATCTTCAATATCTTCAAATGTATATAAGTTATCATGTAACTTTGGTTTTGGTGCTGACATCCATAAAGCACCATCTTCAAATGCTTCATACATTATGTCTTCATATAATCTGGTTTCAAAATATCTTGCTCTTACAGGAGTAGGAGTTTCAATAAGCATATCGCCTAATGGAAGTATTAAGTCTCTAGGGCACCAACTGTACCATCCTTTTGTGTTCCAACCTTGCCCTATATCATAATTTACATTGTCCCAATCAATAATTTTGGGACGATGCACAATAACACCTAAATCTTCTAATGCTTTTGCTAAACCGTCTGCATCTTCGTTCGCTTCGTCTATAACCCATTGAGGGTATGTTCCCTCTAAAGGTTTAATTTGTTCTTCTGGAAAGTTTGCATAACTGAAACTTCTTGCTGAAATGTCTGTTGCTATTCTGCTGTGGTGGGCATGTCCAACGATGATCTCTTCCAAAGGATCCCAATCGTTGTGGGAATTCACTATCATAATGTCTCCTGTGATGTGTATTTATATAACTGACTATTTATAAAATCGCACTTAAAAAGACAATGATTATTAGTAAGTTCTACCATCTGCTAACCATTCTGATACACAAACTCTATAGTTTCCTCTTATTCCTCTATTAAAGTCTGCGTGTCTAACATCATCACCCAAACCAAATATAACCGTGTCAGTCCAAACAAGATCATTTTCATGACAAACGTCCTCATATTGCTCTTTAAATTTTTTCCAATTATAGTCAGGACTAAAATTTTTCATATATTCTACACCCAAAGCCATACTGTAATTGTTTGCCATTTTAACTTCATTAAGCATACTGACACCATCATCTACATATTCACGAGTAAATCTAATGCCCACTCTGTGATTTTCTAAAGTGTAAAAGGGTTTGCTTAAACTACAAGTAATTTCTTTTATAGCAGGAAATTGATTAAGATCTATATGAACATTTTTACTAATTCCCCAATATGCTAAATCCAGGCAAACAGGTATATCCATTACATTACATATTTTCATAATTTCTTCAAAATTTGGGTGTATGCATCCAAAGTCACTAAACGGAGCACTTATAAGTAAAGCATGTAAGCCAGGCCCTTGGATAACACCTTCTAGATGATGAGGATAGTCAATAGTTTTAAAATTTAAATGCTTTCCTAAACAAGCATGATATTGAAAATCTCCATTTAAAACAATTATTTCTCTATCTTTGCTGTGTCTTAAAATAAACTGATCGAATGTTTGGCTTGTGCCTTGAGTATAATCTGCAAATTTAAAATCTTCCAATCCCAATAAACTTTTTGTTTTTGTAAAGTTTATCCATTCTCTCCAGATATTTTCATATTCAGATATACTAGGATATATTTTGATGTCCAGATTTTTGTGAAAGTTGCCTATTTCAGAATTTACAATAGGTCTTGCTCCTCTAACTGCAGGCATTTATAACCTCCTCAAAAAAATCATTATTACTAACACACCTAAATTTTCCTCTAGTAATGTTTTTAAAATTATGATTTACATCATTTTCTAAAAGTTGCATCATTTTGTTAAATTCAACTTCTGATTTTTGTCTTATAGAACTAACAGTTTTGAAAAATCCTTGCACTCTTAATTTTAATGTGTCGTGTGAGTTAAAACTGATGTCCCAAAATCTATCAAATGTTTTAAAATCTAATCTGTGTAACTCTTCGTACAATCCTTTACAACCTACTGTTATAAAAGGCTTCTTAAAGTACATTGGAAACATCTGTTTTTCATCTACATATCCATATCCATAAGGCTCACCTCCTGGTATAAGAGCAATATGTCCAGTTTTGTATAGCCATGGCCCTGGTACTCCTCTGTCATTCAAACTGGTTAAATCTATTATATGTGGTCTGCTGTATAAAACTTTTGTAATACCTGTTATTTCTTTTTCAGTTAATTTTTCTTTTTTCATTAAATCATGCATAGCAGTTGCCATTAAATTAACATGATAAGGAAACTCTTCTTTAGATTTTGGATCTTGATATATTCTTGCAAGAAAACTAGGACTCATAGAAAAATATCTGGAATATGTTACATCATTTAATTTGTTGCCCAGGTACTCAATATAATAAGAAATTAATAGTCTATGACTTCTGCAATTTCTCATAGTAAGCAAAAATTTATTTTTAATATCAGTGTAGCCATCTAGATTATCAGGAGGTGTGTTTTGATGTAAATTTACATGAGTATTTTTACTTAAAATACTTGTAATGTAATGTACTCTATCCAAATACCACAATTTATGAATTTTACTCACATTATCACAGTGGCGTAAATGCTTGTTGTAATTACCAAAATAATCTTCTGTTTCTCCAGAACCACTTAAAACAAATTTTACTTCTGGATATTGGCTTGATAATTTAACAAAATACATATTAGCATCGAAAAAATAAGGTTCAGTACTAGTATAAATTAAAAATACAGTATTAGGTAAATTAAATTCTACACATTCTGAAATTTTCTTGTCTATTTCTTTACCAAAATCAGATAATGTAAATTTAGATCCGGCAGATTCATATGATATAGGAAAACTTTGAAAGTCTATTGGAAAAATATTTATAGCATCTTTAGGAACAGATCCATTACAATTATGAATAATATTAAATTCATATTTTTTAGAGTCAAAGTTTCTTGTATCTTGTAATTGGCAAAGAACTTCTAAAGGCAATGGTTCTCTACCTAACCAACCTATTTCGTTATGCTTTCGTATTACTTCGTCTTCAAACTGAAAGCCATTATGTAAATAAACTATATTAATTTTCTTCATTTTGTCTCTGGCGGAGAGTGAGGGATTCGAACCCTCGGTACAAGTTTTCCTCGTACAACGGTTTAGCAAACCGGCCCTTTCGACCACTCAGGCAACTCTCCGTTCCAATATTTATAATTATTATATACTGCTTTAATTTATTACTGATAAATATTCAGATGTACAGCAAACACATAAATCACATACACATTGAAGTCACAGATAGGTGTAATGCTGAATGTCCTGTTTGTCCTAGGTCACTTGGCGGAGGGCATGAAATGCCATATGTTAAAAATCAAGAGCTAGGCTTAGAATATTTTAAACACCTAGGTTCAGAATTTTTATCTCATATCGAACACTGGAATTTTTGTGGTGTAAAAGGTGATCCTGCTTCGGCACAAGAACTTTTTGAGATTTTAGATTATATTTTGGAATGTAATCCTAAAACAGAAATAGATATTAGAACTAACGGCGGTGCAAGAAATGAAAAGTTTTGGATAAAAGTTGGAAACAGATTTAAAGACAAAAGTTGTCAGGTGGTTTGGAGTGTAGATGGTTGGGAACACACTAACCACATTTATCGCAGAAATGTAAAATGGAATAAATTATATGCAAACATGAATGCATATATTAGCACAGGTGCAGGTTCTAGATGGGAGTTTAATAAATTTCAACACAATATTCAGGATTTAGGCACCATTGAAAGTTTTTGCAGAATGCATAATATCCATTTAGATATCAGAGAGCCCTATGGATTTAGTGTGGTTTCAGATGAGCAATTAGAATTAGATTCCAAAGAAAATGGCGAGCAACATGGTATAGACGTAAAATTAAATCCTGTGGCTACTAGTATTAAAACTATACCAGTTTATACTAAGAAGGAAAATGGTATAAGTGTTTTTGAATATAGTATAAAACCTCACGGAGTAAGTAAGAAATACATAATAGATGATCCTGACTACAAAGAGCATGACATAAAACAATGGAAACCTGGAGTGTATCCTATAGATCAATTTATCAAATATAAAAATTCTGTACAAGAAATATCATGCAAAGCAACTAATTACTCACAAGAAATTTACATAGACTCTAATGGAATGATTTTTCCGTGTTGCTATACTGCAGGAAAATATCAAATGGGTGATGAACAATTACAGCAAATGCTGGAACCCTATAAAGAACAACTTATTGTTACAAAGAATAACAGTATATATGATGTATTAGATCTAAAGTTTTTTAAATCAGTAATGCCTGACGGTATGAATGGTAAATTAAATGATAAAGTAGGCTACTGTATCACATGTGTTCAACAATGTGGTAAAAATATTTAAATAATACTCCTAAAAACCGATAAATAGTAGCATGCCAAGATTAAGTTTATGGAATCCGACAAAAACCAATGACTACAATTTTATAGATAGAGTTGTAGGCGAGCATATCTTTGCGGGTGGAACAGGGGTTCATATACACAAATATCTAGGAATACAAGATACACCTAATGAATCTGACTTAACGAGACCTTCAAGTGCATCAGGTAATAATAACGAAGTTTTTATTCAGGATTTATTGTTCTTGGAAAATAGAGATAGAAAATACAGTAAAGACATTTACGAACTCAGAGGGCAGTACAATTTAGGTGATAATGATGCATTTGATTTAACACAGTTTGGTGCTTTCCTGGCTAACGATCAGTTGTTTATGAACTTTCATACAGAAAGTATGGTAGAGTCAATAGGCAGACGTTTAATGGCAGGTGATGTATTAGAGCTACCACATTTAAGAGATGATTTACTTTTAGGTAGTGATGATGCTATAAACAGATTTTATGTGGTAACAGATGCTAGTAGGCCTGCAGAAGGTTATGATCCACGTTGGTGGTCACATCTTTGGAGAGTAAAACTAGGTCCTATTACAGACTCACAAGAGTACAGAGATATACTTGGTACTGGTGAAGAAGAAGGTGATTTAAGAAACCTTATTAGCAAATATGCAGATGAAATCAAAATCAATGATGCATTATTGCAACAAGCAGAAAATGATGTACCTTATGACCCACAATACAGAAAAACAGGGCATTTATATTATGACGATACTGTTCCTGATAAACCAGGTCCTACTTTAGATTATGGTGGTGCTGATGGAACACCAGTAAATGGAACAAGTATAGTTGGTAGTGGTGCAACATTTCCTACAAGTGGTACAAGTGATGGAGATTATTTCTTGAGAACAGACTTTAGTCCTAATAGATTGTTTAAGAAATCAGGCACACGTTGGTTAAATGTAGGCTCAGATATGACAGGAGCCTGGAGTGCCGCAAACAGAATACTTAAAGGATTTATTAACAATGATGCAACATATACTGATGACGATGGAAATACTGTACAAGAAAAAGTAAATTTAAGTAAAGTTGTAAAACCTAGAACGGATAACTAAAATGAGATTTAAAGATATAAACAGTAAAAAAATAAACGAAAGCAAAGAGCTACTATCTAAACTGGAAGTTAAAAAATCTAATTTAGAAAGTGCGTTGGATCAGGCAAGACAAAAAACTAAAGAAATAAAATATCATGATCCTCATGTTGAAATTATTTCTAAATTAAGAAGTATTGCAGAAGAAGTTGGTATAGAACTAGATGAATATCAAGAGAGTCAGGTCTATCAAGCAAAAAATAATCTAGAAAGTGCTATATACGAATTAGAAGAAGTTTTCAAAGATGCAATACGTGATATTTCTAATAAAATAGACGATGTTGAATACGAATTAGAGTACGGCGAATAATATGGCAGGAAAAAATCTAGACTACTGGTACGATGAGCAGATAAAAAGATACCTACTTCAAATTATCAGAGTCTTTTCAAATTTTAAAACCAAAGAATATACTAAAAATGGTATAAAGTATAATCGAGTTCCTGCTAGATACGGCGATATGAACAGGATGGTTGCTACCATTATGCGTAAAAACTCTGAAAATATTATTAATAGTGCTCCATTTATCAGTGTCACTATTCAGAGTCTGCAGGTAGCAAGAGATAGAACACACGAACCCTTTCTAGTTGATACTACTCAGGTAGCAGAAAGAGAATTTAATCAAGAAACGCAATTATACGAAAATACCCAAGGTAATTTATATACTACTCAAAGATATATGCCTGTTCCATACAATCTAACTATTCAAGTAGATATATGGACAACAAACACTGATATGAAATTACAAATATTAGAGCAAATATTTGTATTATTCAATCCTAGTATTCAACTTCAATCAAATAGTAATCCACTAGATTGGACCAGTGTGTTTGAAGTTGAACTTACAGACATTGCTTGGAGCAACAGAAGTGTTCCAGTAGGCACTGATGATAGTATTGATATTTCAACACTTACTTTCAGTTGTCCTATTTGGATATCACCTCCAGCAAAAGTAAAACGGCAAAGTATTATTCAGAAAATTATTGCAAATATACATAGTGTAAGTAGTATTGCTGATTTAGGTTATGATCAAGATTATGCAGACTTTTTTGGTGATATACAAGATACTGCAGAAGTAGTAGTAACACCAGGTATGTATAGTGTTCGTATAAGTGGAGCATCGGCAGTATTGTTAAACGAACAAGGAGTTCCTGTTCCCTGGAGCGATATTACAGAAATGCAGGGTGATGTAAGAACTACCAGTTTGTTAAAATTAAACACCAGTAATGATACTAATAATTTTTTAAATGAAGTGATAGGTAGTATCACAGAGGATACCACAACATCTTCAAATTTAATTTTTAATTTAGATACAGACACACTTCCAACAGATACAATAAATGACGTAAATAAAATCATTGACCCTAGACAAAATTATCCTGGAGACGGTACATTAGCGGCCGCAACAAACGGACAGAGATATCTTATTACTGAAGAATTAACACAGGCAGGTTACCCTAATTGGAACATCAATGCACAACCTAATGACATAATTGAATTTAATGGAAGTGCATGGGTAGTGTCTTTTGATGCTAGTTCGCAGACAGGCAATACTCATTATACAACGAACATTTTCACATCCAAACAATATCAATGGACTGGTACGCAATGGATAAGTAGTTACGAAGGCGAATACAAACCAGGCTATTGGAGATTGATACTTTAATGAAAACACTTGCGGCAGGAGTAGTTTTCCTCGCCAAAGACACAGGCAGATGTATGTTGCAACTCAGAGAGGGCAATAAGCGATTTAATCATACCTGGGGATTTTGGGGAGGCATTATAGAAAAAAATGAAACACCATACGAGTGTATCATTAGAGAACTTGATGAAGAAATAGGTTTCGTTCCAGAACTACAAAAACTAAATCCCATAGATGTTTATCAAAGCAAAGATAAAAATTTTTACTATTATAGTTTTGTGTATGTGGTTGAAAAAGAATTCTTGCCTCCAAAATTAAATGGTGAAAGTGCCGGATATGCCTGGGTAAATATAGGGCAATGGCCAAGGCCATTACATAATGGTGCTAAAATAACACTTTATAAAAACGGTGGCACTGAAAAACTTCATACTATACTAGAAATCAATTCTTAGATAAATACTACTATGAGCAAAGGCGAAATCATAGATTTTAATGTCTTGCGAATACAGAACGACTTAGACCAGTTTCAGAGAACCAAAACAATTCCACACTCACTACTTGAAGGTACATACGACATAGAAGAAATTAAAAATGTGTATTACAATAGTCTGCCGGCAAAATACCAAAAAATAGCAGATAAAATATACAAAGAGTACCATGAAAAAATAGATGAAAGTTTGGAAACTCTTAAACAGGCTATGAAAAAGGACTATGCTAGAGTTGTAAAGAATATGGCTACAGAACACGAAAGTTTTTATTTTAAAGAAATAATGAACTCATACAGACCCACAATGAATCCTATAAGAGCTCTGTATTACCAGACACGTGATGTGACCAGGAGATATAATCCTGAGCACCCTTACCACTATTGGTTACTAGATCTTGTTAAAGATTTAGAATTTAATAATATTATCTTAGACGCCTTAAAAAAAGATATTGGTAAGTTAGAACGTGTTATAAAAAGATATTATTTTCCATTAGTAAAGAAAACTGAAGGGGTACCTTTAGAAATGTTTCACGCCAAACAACAACTAAAAGATTTTAGACATTACTATCTGTTTTTTAGAGGTGTAAAAGACTGGCAACCGGATGAGTAATTAATAAATTTTTCTTATACAATAGTCAAAGGGTTCGACTGTTTTAAGTTCTAGCGGAGTTCCGTCTAATAAAACTCCTTTTATATGCGTATTGGATCTTTTAGATATAGATTTAAGAATAAAATCCTTTTTGGTCTTACCACCGTTATCATTTAAAAACCAAACCTCTAGATGATATTCTTCTTTTATCAATCCTAACCACCAATTTTTTATTTTGTTAAGCATACTCTTATTTATACGTTTATCATTTAGATGTCTTTCTATCTACGCCGTCCCATTCTCCTTCAGGCATCGGTTGTTTTATTCTTTTTGAATATAATTCTGTTAAAACAGGATTCCAATTATGTTCTTTCATTACCTGTAATTGATGAGCACATGTACTCCATTCTCTGTTTTGATATGAATCTACTAGTCTGTTTACTATTCTTGCTTGTTTATGATCATTTAAAATAGTATATATTGATACTGGATCTGTTTGTCCTTTCACGGCAATTTTATCTAGTAATACTACATTTTCCGTATTCTTGATCTTTTTTAATGTATGTTCAGTAAACATAAAAAATACTCCATACTCTTTTGTTTGAGCTTCTAATCTAGCCGCTAAATTTACACTATCACCTAAAACAGTATAATCAAATCTTTGATCACTACCCATGTTCCCTACAACTGCACTACCTGTATTGATACCAATACCAACACCTAACTCCATAAGCCCATCTGCTTTTAATTCTTTATTAAGTTCTGCTAGTTTTATTTCCATTTCTTGTGCTGTCTCAACTGCCAATTGAGCATGGTTTTCTATATCAAGTGGTGCTCCCCAGATAGCCATTAAAGCATCACCTATATACTTGTCTATTGTGCCTTCTTTTTGCATCACAAGATCAGTCATAGGAGTCATGTATCTGTTAATTAATTTACCTAATCCTTGTGGGTCTGTTTTAAATTGTTCTGATATAGGAGTAAAGCCTCGGATATCTGAAAACAAGTAAGTCATTTCTTTTGTGTCTCCACCTAAACGTAACAGGCTTGGATCTTTTTGTAATTTTTTAACCATTGCAGGAGCAAGATAATGTTCAAACTGTTTCTTAATTTGCTCACGTAATTTGTATTGTTTGTAAAAATTATTAAATGCCGCCTGTGTAAATACTAAAAAACCTGATAACACAGGGAATGTAGCATCAATTAACGTTAAATGACTTGTATATTGATTTACACTAAAATATGCCATACCGCCCAATACACTCAAACTTATAGGTGCTGTCCATAACAATGGTAATTTATATACTGCTAGTGCAATCATCACCATTACTATCAGACTTACGATAAGCTCTAGAAACGCACTTGTTTGACTTCGAACTATATTACTGCCGTCTATAAAATTCTGTAGCATATGAGCTTGTATGTGCTGTGGATACAAGTTTCCTCTGGGTGTTGGTACAGGATTAGCAACACCTTCTGCTGTTACGCCCACTATTACAAATTTTCCTGCTAATTCTGGAATACTTTCTGCACCCTCATAGTCTATCTCTGTAAATTTATTATTGAATCTAATATAAGAAGTTCCATCTGGCTGTGTTACTATAGGCTCATATGGTGGAACAGCAACTTCTTGGATGCCGATTTCTGATGTTTTTACTATGTAACTAGGTTTTCCTGTTTTTACCCTAAGCATTTCCACAGCAAAAGAGGGATATATCTTATCTCCCACAGTTATAGCAAGTGGGTAAGTTCTGGTTTGATTGTCAGGCTGTGGTGCAGATGCTAAAACACCTTTACCATTACTAACTACTTCCAACATAGGCACATTTGTGACTAAATTAGGCCATGTAAGTAAATAATCTTTTGCAGGTACAGGTCCTATTGTGCCTGTGCCAATGTGCGGTCCTGTGTTCTTGATTCCTTTTATGCTAGGAGTTTGACTTAGTATATTATAATTTACAGGATTTTTTCTAGCACCTGGTACATTCACTAAATTTTGATTAAGAATACTTGCAAAACTATCGTCTCCCTGAAATCTATCCTTTTCAGGAAACATAATAGTCCATCCTACAGGGCCACTGTTTTTCATAGCAACATCAACTAACATTTGTGCATAGTATTGTCTTGGAAAAGGATATTGTCCGTATTTTGCTAAACTTTTTTCGCCAATGTTTAAAAGTACAACATCATCACTATGTACTATTTCATCTAATTGTTGGTAACTGTCAAAGACTTGACCACGTAGGCTTTGTAATGGCGTAGGATCTATTACCCTTAGTGCGAGTAACAATGCTATAGATACTGCTACTGCGTACCCGCTGTATAACCATTTCATACCGATATTTATCGTATTTTATTGCATTCCTGTTTGGCTTTATTCAGTAATCTAAAGTTATTTCCTACAACTGCCGCATAAAACATATTAGTATTGTCTAATTCCTGAGGTGTTACTTGTGTCCAATAATCATTATACAGTAAGCCTGGTAGCAACAAAACACTTTTTGTTAGTACTAGTCTAGCATCACTAGGATTTTCTGTAAAAAGTGGATTCACTTCTTTTACACAATCATACTTTAATGCTCGTGATGTTGAATAAACATCTAATATTTGAAACGTCCAAAATGCTAACCATTGTCCATTAGTGGCACGTGGTGTTATATCAAATATTGGAATATTACTGGTTGCTATCTTTTCACAAAGTTCAGGATTGTTATCGCAGTAATAAGGATCTAGTGGGGGATTATAGGTAAGGTCCAATACTCTACCTTCCGGTAAGTATGCTGGACTAATAACAATTTCCTCTGCTGTTAAAAACAGAGGAAATGTTAATAAAATAATAAAATAGTTAAGTTTCACAATAATAAGTAATTTTATATACTTATCATTATTCACACTCTTTAGGATTCTTAGAACAATACTCCATCACCTTGTTAAGCATTTTAATTTGCTTTATAAGTTCTTTTATGTCCTCGTCTCCCTCAAGCTCATCCTCTTTTGAGGATTCTGCTTTAATGTCTTTCTCACATTTTGTGAGCAAACATTTTACAGAGAATGAGCGCCTACTTCTTTTCTTCTGGCTTTGCTTCTTCTTGAACTGCGTCTGTAGATTCATTTACAGAATCAGCAACAACTTCAACTGAACCAGCAACTATGTCACCAGCACCTTGGATAATTCCAACGCCTAGTTCAGCACCAGTTTGAAGTACGCCACCGGCTTCAGTTACAACTGCTCCTGTGATTTTTGCCGCACCAGTAAAAACTGTATCAGTTGTGTCTGCTACGCCTTCAATTACTGCATCAGATATGGTACCAACTGTAGCACAACCTTGAGCGAAAACAACAAAGAATATACCTAAGAACGCATTTTTAAATTTGTTCATATTTTCTCCTATATATAAGATTGTTATAAAACCATCTGTTATTATAACATTTATATTTATCATAAATTTAGAATCCTAACCTATCGTTTGAAGTATTTCCAAACATACTATGCTCATCGTGTAACATTAACTGCCACGTTAATACATCTTTTGTGATTGGATTATCTGTTTCGCTGATT